ACTATACAAACAAGAGTATCAAATATAAAAGAAAATAAAACAGTTAAAAACAGTTTGGAAGCATTGAACACAATTAAAACGCTAATAAATGAAAACTCTTAAATTAATTAAAAAAGAACATAATATTAAGATAGGTCAAAGGTGTGATTATATGCCCTCAACTGTTGATGAGAGTTGCTTGTTAGAATATGATGGGAAAGTAATAGGTTTTTATTTAACTAAATTACCAGACAGATTACAACAGTTTTTAGACATAGCAAACAATGAATTTATTGGAAAAAACGTTCCTAAAAGTTTACTTGAACGTAGTGATATATATGAGATACAACGTAAACACGGAATAACAAGAAGCCAAGCAAAAGCATTAGGAACTCCACAAATGTCCACAATACTTGGAAGCGTATTAGCTAAACCGCATTTAAGGAGACCATACAACTCAATATCACAAGTTCACACACATAAAAAAGCAAACACATTTATAAAAGCAATGTTAATGTGTTGTTTAGAAAGTGAGAAACTAATTAAACAATATATGCCTGAACAATATGAATCACAAAAAAAACTAATAGCAGAAACTACATTACCTAAATATAGGTTCGGTAATTTATTTACAAGCAGTATATCTAATTACAATATAGCAGCACCATACCACCAAGATAGAGGTAATTTAAAAGAAACTGTAAATGTTATATTAACTAAAAGAAAACAATCAAAGGGCGGTAGTTTACACGTGCCTGACTTTGGACACGTTTTTAAACAAGATAACAACAGCATACTTGTATATCCGGCGTGGTATAATATTCACGGAGTTACAAAAATAGTTAGGGAGAATGAACAATCATACAGAAATAGTTTAATATTCTACCCCTTACAAGGATTTGATAAATAAAAAACAATGGCAAACGAAGAAAATTTAAAACCTTTTAAAAAAGGAAAATCAGGAAACCCAGCTGGGAGACCTAAGGGAAGTTTAAGCAGAAGCACAATTGCTCGTAGGTGGTTAGAAGCCACAAGAAAAGGTAAGAACCCTATTACTGGAGAAGATGAGGTTTTAACACAAGAAGATGTTATTACTTTGGCTTTAATACGTAAAGCTATGGATGGAGATGTTGCGGCATACAAAGCATTAATGGATTCAGGGTACGGAACAGCAAAAGACACTATTGATTTAAGAACTGAGAATGTAGGTTTTGACTTTGACGAAATGATGAGGAAACTAAGCAATAATGCTAAACCCTAAATTTAATATATTTCCTAACGACACAAGGTATTATTTATTAACTGGCGGTAGAGGTTCAGGCAAATCATTTGCAGTTGCTTTAAACACTTTAATTTTATCATTAGATAATAAATGCCAACATAAGATATTATTTACAAGGTACACTCTTAAATCAGCTTCTATTTCAATTATACCAGAATTTAAAGAAAAGATTGAGTTAATGGGTTGGGAAAGTTTTTTCCATATCACCAGCAACGAAATTACTAATCTATTAACTGGAAGTAAGATTTTATTTAGGGGTATAAGAACAAGCTCAGGAGACCAAACAGCAAACCTTAAATCATTACAAGGAATAACAACTTGGATAATAGATGAAGCCGAAGAAATGGTTGATGAGGATATATTTGACAAGATAGATTTTTCAGTTAGACAAAAGGGAGCAAAGAACAGGGTTGTAATGGTTATGAACCCCTCAACAAAAGAGCATTGGATTTACCAAAGGTTTTATGAGAACGCTGGAGTGCAAGCTGGTTACTCTGGAATAAAAGGAGAAACAACTTATTGTCATTCTACATACTTAGATAATATAGAACATCTTTCACAAAGTTATTTAAATAGAATTAAAGAAATGAAAGAACGCAGACCCCAAAGATATAAACACACTATTGAGGGGGCTTGGTTAGAAAAAGCTGAGGGAGTTATATTTAGTAACTGGAATTTAGGCGAATTTAAAGAAGTGGGTAAAGTTGTATTTGGGCAAGATTATGGATTTAACGACCCTACAACATTAGTTAAAACAAGCATAGATAAAGAAAATAAAATAATATATGTTCAGTTATGTTATTATCAAAACAAACTTACAAAAAGTGAAATAGCAGTATTAAATAAAAAGTTTGCAGCAGATAATTTAATAGTAGGTGATTCAGCAGAACCAAGATTAATAACAGAACTTAGTAGAGATTGTAATGTTGTGCCAGCAATTAAAGGACAAGGTTCAATAACATTTGGTATTAGTTTACTACAAGATTATGATTTAGTAATTACTGAAGATAGTACAGAATTAATTAAAGAGTTAAATAACTATTGTTGGTTAGAAAAGAAAAGCCAAACACCTTGCGATAAATGGAATCACGCAATAGATGCTTTAAGGTATGCAGTAAGTTATCAATTACAAAACCCTAATCAGGGTGAATACTATTTATATTAAATAAAATACACACCACTACACAATTAAAAAAAATTAGTTTTTAAAATTTTACTACATTCGTGTATAACGATTCAACAATTTAAACGTTTGTATATAAATGAAGTTAACTATTAACATACCAGAAACACTTAATGAAGTTACTTTAAAGCAATACCAAAAGTGGTTAAAGATTGCTGATGGTAAAGAACTGGATTCATTTCTACAGCAGAAGATGGTAGAGATATTTTGTAATATACCACTAAAGCAAGTATTACAAATTAAAGCTACTGATATAAACAACATCTGCGAAGAACTCACAAAGCTATTTAATAACGAACCTAAGTTTATAGATAGGTTTACTTTAAATGATAAAGAGTTTGGATTTATACCAAAGCTCGATGATATATCATTTGGTGAATATGTTGACCTTGATACATACCTTGCAGATTGGGAGCAGATGAATAAAGCAATAGGTGTTTTATTTAGACCAATAACATACAAAAAGAAAAAACAGTATTTAATAGAAGATTATGAAAGTGCTGAAAAGTACGATATGACAGAAGTTACTTTAGATGTTGTATTTGGTGCGCTTGTTTTTTTTTACAGTTTAAAGAACGAATTACAGAAAACTATCCTGAATTATTTAGCAACACAGAAGGAGATAGAGCTGCCTCAGCATCTGCGGGATTCTCTGCTAAATGGGGCTGGTATCAATCTATCTACGGACTTACTAATGGAGACATTCTCAAATACAATGAAATTACCAAATCAAAACTCCACACCTGTTTAATGCACTTAGCATTTGAAAAAGATAAATATGAATTAGAACAACAAATATTAAAAAGAAATCAAAGATGACAAAAGACGATATATTAGAAGAATTAACAGAACGCGATTTATTAATTGAAAATGAACACATAATTTTAGTTGATGGATTTGAAGAAGCGTTTTTAGGTATTACAGCAAACAATCCAGTACAAGCTATTTATGATTATTGGGTTTGTTTAGATTTATTAATACAAAGAGATAATATGGATTTTGATAATGCTATTGATGACTTAGATGAATTTATTAATCAAGATTTAGGTGAACACACTCCAAGATATATAAAAATAGTATGAACAGTTTTTACAATATAATAGATAAAATAAAAGAAGTAATTGTTGCTGAACCATTTAACAATGAAATAACTTTTGGTGATATAGCTGATATTGATTTAAAGAAACAGAGCTTGTTTCCACTATCTCACGTAATGATTAATAACAGTACAATAAACAACAATTATGTAACTTTTAACATTACTATCTTCTTTATGGATTTAGTAGATATTAGTAACGAACAAGTAACAGATTTATATAGAGGCAACGACAACAGGCAAGATATATTAAATACTCAGTTAGCATTAGCAACAAGAGTTATTAGAGTTTTGCAAAAGAGTGATTTATATAAAGATAAGTTTGAACTAATTAATCCAGCTACTTGTGAACCATTTACAGAAAGGTTTGATAATATGCTTGCTGGCTGGGCTGTTACTTTTGATTGTGGTACTAATGATGAAATGACTTACTGTTAATGAGTGAATTTAAAAAGGCATTAGAGAAATACGCTGAGTTTGTAATTAAGAAGTCAAGAGAAAATTTACGAAAAGGTGGTAGATATGGCACACACAACAAATCTAATGCATTAACAAGAAGTTTAGAATATAGAATAAAAGGTGATAAAGTTTCTTTTCTTAGTGAAGATTATGGAGAGTATTTAGACAAAGGGGTTAAAGGTGCAAAATCTACATATCCAGAAAGCTCAGAAAGTCCATTTAAATACACTACTAAAAGACCACCAGCAGAAGTATTTGAAAAGTGGATTAAAAAATCTAATATACAAGGAAGAGATAAAAAGACTGGCAGATTTATTACACGACAAAGTTTAAGTTATATAATAGCAAATAGTATATATAGTAAAGGAATTAAAGCAACAATGTTTTTCACAAAACCATTTGAAGAGGCATTACCATTATTTGAAGATGAATTTTTAGAAGGGTTTTTAAACGATAATTTAGAAATAGAATGAGTACAATAATTAGAACAAGAAGCCCATTTTTTATAAGAACACCACAACAAACAAGTGCTAATCTTAGCTACTTTCAAATTAATATAGTTGTTCACGGCGGATTAAGTAATTCAACTGAAGTATGTGATGACCTTTATGCAGCTTATTCACTACAGAAAAAACCATTAGGTGATGAAAATAGTGTTTCATTTGATATTAGTGAAATAGTAAATGACCACTTAGAGCAAATATTTACAGGTACTTATTCTGCATCATCTGCTAAAAGCTCTATTTGGGTTACTGTTACAACATCAGCAAGAGAAGCAGATGGAACAGCAATTGGTTCAGTAACTACAAATACTTACTTAGCTCAAGAAGGTTATAATAAATTTAAAGATGGTGTTAACTATACAACAGAACCTATTGCAATGATTAGTGGTAATTATATTCAATATGATAGAAATGGTACTGCAACAATACCAGTAAATGTTGAAAGAGTTGCTTCTGTTCAATGGCGCTCTGGCACAAGTGTAAGAGAAACAGATTCTTTTACTGATAATGGTAATCAAAATCAAAAAATACAGTATGCGCAATTTACAAACACAGCATTATTAGATAATGTATTAATAACTTATGATGATTCCAGCACAACTACAATAACTATAGAGCCAATAGAAGAATGCAAATATTCAGTTAATAAAATTACCTTTCTTAATAGATGGGGAGCAATGCAAGACTTATTCTTTTTTAAGAAATCAACAGAAAGTTTGGATGCTACAAGAGAAACATTTAATAGAAGTATTTTTGAAGCAAGAGCAGTTCAGTTAGACCCACCTGAAGAAGCTGGACAAGATTGTCAAGAATCTTTAACATTTAATACTTATTCCACAACAGCACACGCAAAGAAAACATTTAATGCTAATGCTACAGAATCAATTGTTTTAAATTCTGGTTTTGTTAACGAATTAATGAATCCATATTTTGAGGAGTTAATGGTTAGTGAATACATCTGGCTAACAGATTCAAGTGCTAATATTTATCCAGTTAATTTAAAAGAAAGTTCGTTTGCTAAAAAGACTAGCTTAAACGATAGGTTAATAAACTACACAATGAGTTTTGAAAAATCATTTGCTTTAGTAAACAACATTAGATAGTGCAGAAAGTTATTTTATACATACAGCCACAGTTAAGAAATACAACAACTACTCAAGATTTTGTTAGAGTTGATTTAATGGAAGAAGAGCTAATTGAAGTAACTCAAGTTATTCAAGATGTAAATGATATTGATAAACTGTTTACAGATTACAGTAGAACTTTTAATTTACCAGCAAGTAAAACTAACAATAAGATTTTTAAGCATTGGTATAATCCAGATATTGATGGTTTTGATTCTAGTGTTTTTTGTAGTTCAAGGATTGAATTAAATCATTTACATTTTAGGTTTGGTAAAATACAATTAAATGAAGTTGTAATGAAGTTAGGAGAGCCATCTATGTATAAGGTGACATTCTTTGGTGAAACGACAACTTTTAAAAATTCTATAAATGAAGATGAACTATCTGATTTAGTTTGGCTTAATGAATTTAATCATAGTGCAACAGTTACTAATGTAAAAGATGGTTTAGAAAATGGTTTAAATTTTACTGTTGATTCTGTTGCTTATAACGATGCTATTATATATCCACTAATAGCACACTCACAAAGTTATATTTATGACGATACTGGTAATACTAATAATGGTTTAAATATATCTACACAAACAACACATCATCAACAAAGAGGAGTTGTTACAGAAGATTTAAAACCAGCAGTAACAGTTAAAAATATTATAAAAGCTATTGAAGAACAATACAACATAACTTTTAAAACTGGTGAATTTCTTGACTCTGCTGCTATGACTAATTTGTATTTATGGCTACATAGAGAAAAGGGCAAAATGGCAACTGCTGGCACTTGGATTGGCAATAGTGATTTTTATACTTGTAGTGGTTCTAACTGCACAGAGCTAACAGATACTTCTGGATATACAGGTTACTTTACTTTAAATACTGGCATATATAAATGGAACTCTAATCTTGGACCTGATACAGATGTAACTACTATAACTTTTGAAGTAACTCCAGCAGGAGGATATACTACTGTTGACTACAGCTTAGAAATAGTACGTGCTAATAATTGGGAATCATTTGCAAAAGTAGAAAACCAAAGTGGCACAAGTTCTGTCACATTAACAATTGGTGGTGCAAATGGTTTAGATGTAGCATCATTAGTTTCTTTTAATCCTAATGGTAATGATTTTGTTGGTAGGTTAATGACAGATTCATCAATACAATTTCAATCTAAGTTTACAATAACTAGAGTTTTTACTTTTAATGATTTTTCAGGCACTCCATCTACTTTTAATTGGAGTGCAACTTTTACAAGCACTTCAACAACATTAACACCACAAGATAAATTGGTTGTTGTTACTGAGCAAATGCCAAAGCTAAAAATTAAAGACTTTTTAAATGGTTTATTTAGACAATTTAATCTAACTGCTTATATTGATTTTAATAATCAGATAGTAGTTAAAACTTTAGATAATTACTATGCTGGTGGAGATACTCATGATATAACACAATATGTAAAAACAGATGAACATACTGTTTGTGATGTGATACCATTTAG